TTCGCCTGCTTAGTTGGGGAGTAGTGAACAGGTATTTTAGTAACATATTAGGAGGATAAAGTATGAAAGTTAAATTAGTTGATGGCTTTGAGTTTGAAGCAGAGCTTAACGGCAATAACATCATTCCTGCAGTAGAAGTAGCTGATGATGAATTAAAAGAAGATAATCTTATTGAAGTGTACATTGATGATGTTAAACATGAAAATATGATGTGCAGTAACAATTTCAAAGTTGATGGTAAGCAACATCTTATCATTAGACCTTTGACCGAAAGAGAATTAAAGGATAGAGACATTGAAGCTAAGTTAGAATATATCGCAATGATGGGAGATGTTGAACTATGAGCAAATTTGAAAAAGTTCTATATTGGTATCGTGCAGGAATGTGGGATATTAAAAAGGTTAAAAATGCAGTTGTAAAGAAATGGATTACAGAAGAAGAATTTAAACAAATCACAGGTGAAGACTACAGATTGGCGGGTGTTGAGTAATGAAAGATTTTTATGGAAAAATGATTCAGCGCAGTCTTCCGTTGATTGATTATGATAACCAATCAATGATATATGCGCATAATGGTACAAGATATGAAGTAGGAACTCCTGATAGTTCCGGTCAAATAAATTGGACATGCCCACATGATGGTTATGTTTTATGTCATGTCTGGGGGAATAATTCAGGAAAATGTGAATTAATGGATATATCTCACAATTTTCTAGTTATGACATTAACCCAGCCAAGCTCAAATACTATCGGTCCAAACAGGGCATGGGTTCCTGTATATGCCGGAGTTGAATATAGAGTGTTAAATTCAGCCAAAACATCACAGGCTACATATTATCCACTCGCAACCGATTAAGTAATGACAATGTATTCATAGGTGTCTTAGAATTAAAATAGCTTACTAAAGTGCAAGCACGCTCTCGATAAAAAATTTCAGTGCTGAATACATTCCACGTCTATAAAAAGAGAGATTGGTGTGAAACTAAAACCATATCATTTTGAAATAGGAGAATAATCATGATTAAAGATTTATTATTTTTGTTAAGAGAGGTACACTTTGCTAATTCATATATTGTATTTATCGTTCCTTTTGTTATGATGGGAACCGATATTATCACAGGTCTTTCGCAAGCGTGGAAAAACCATAACATTAGAAGTTCAAAGATGCGTGATGGATTGGCAAAAAAGATTGGTGAAATCTCATTAATTTTCGTTTGTGCAGTAATGTGCTATTGTGTCAGTGCACCACAGGAAGTATATTATATTGTGCCTTTGTATGTTACGTTATGTGAATTGTTATCTATTGTTGAAAACATTGATAAGCTAGGTTTCGAATTGCCTGATTTTGTATCAAGCAAATTAAATAATGTAAATACTACAATCACAAAAGGTGATATGGAGGATATTCAGAAAAGCATTATCGAATTAAGAAAATTATTAAAAGAATTTGATGAAAAGGAAGATGAAGATAATGAGTAATGCATTAAGTTATTTCAATGGTGGTAAGAAAAGTGCTTACTGTCCAGAAGTAGAATCTTATGCTAAAGCACATAAAAGATTTATTAACAAGAAAAGTGGTAAAAAAGGTGATGTGGCTCTTTTTGATTTTGGAAAAGGCAGAGCATCACATACAGGGATTGTTATTGAAAAAACAGTTTTAGGATATAAAGTTGTTGAGGGCAATACCTCGATTACTTCTAATGATAATGGTGGAAAAGTCATGATAAGAACACGCACTACAAAAAACATTCGTGGTTTCTATCGACCTAATTATGATGGTAAAGTAACTGCAAGCATGATTGTTAATACTGCAAAATCACAGGTTGGCACAAAAGAGAAACCTGCTGGCTCTAATAAGGTCAAGTACAACAAATGGTTCTATGGCAAAGATGTGAGTGGTTCAGCTTATCCTTGGTGCATGGTGTTTGTCTCATGGGTATTTGCTCATACGGAACAGAAAACAGCTGTTGCTGTAAGTGTAGAACATAAGGAGCCTGTTGGCCATGCCACTGTAAATGTTAAAAATTCGGCTCCTAAGTTGTCTTTCTCAAAGACCGTAAAAGAGTATCAGCACGCTTATAATGTGTCTTACAAAGGAAAATTAGCCGAAGATGGACTATTAGGAAAGAACACCAAAGATACTTTCTCTGATGTGCATCTATATAGAGGTGTTCAGCATAAAGCAACTATCGTTAAATTTATTCAGAGAAAAGTAGGTTTAAGTGGAAAAGAAGTTGATGGAATTTTTGGTAAGAAAACCGAAGCAAAAGTAAAGGAATATCAGAAAAAGCATGGTGTACCAAATACAGGACATGTCAAGAGAAAAACTCTAACAGCTATGGTAAAATAGCAAAATGTAATGTATAATACTATTACACAAAGTTACACAAAGTGATTGGTATATCTGTACTATCCCAAAATGCTCTGCATGAAAATGTGGAGTTTTTTGTTTTTGACAATATAAAATGATGATGCTATAATATGTATGTACTGCCCAAGTACTATTAGTTCAATACCTCTGTGCTTAATTTTTAGGAAAGCGTGCCAATTCGTTGGTACGTTTTTCTTTTTGTTATAAAATTGAAATAGGAGGTAGTCACAAAATGGACAAAAATATTGATTTGAGGGAATTTCCTAATAGCGTTATAACCAATGCAGTAAATGAATATATCCATAATAAAAGAAACAGAGACATATTAAAGAGAAGATATATTGATGGATTGACCTATGAGCAGTTGGCTTATCAGTTTGACATGAGCGTAAGACAGATAAAAAACATCATCTATACAAATAAGGAAGAATTAGTTAAAAAAATAATAATTAGGTGTTGAAATCTGCATTTATATATGATAATATATATGTAGAAAGAAAAAGAGGAGGAAAAAATCAAGATGGAAGAAATCAAAAAAATGTCTTTATATGAAAGACTAAGCAACATTCAGATGGAGTTGAAAGCACCAAAGAATCAGTACAATTCTTTTGGGAAGTACAAATATCGCTCATGTGAGGACATCTTAGAGGGTGTAAAGCCTGTATGCAACAAGTACAGGGTTACACTTGTAATCAAAGATGAAATCAGTTCGTTACCAAATAATGACAGAGTATATGTGAAAGCTGTTGCAACACTTTATGATTGGGATAGCGACAATTCTATTTCAAACTATGCATATGCAAGAGAAGAAGAAACAAAAAAGGGTATGGATTCTTCACAGGTAACAGGAGCAACATCATCATATGCTAGAAAATATGCCCTTAACGGTTTGTTTAACATTGATGATACAAAAGATGCCGATACCGACGCATATGCAAACCAGACGAACCACAAGGCTAAGAGACAGCAATCACAGGCAAAACAACAACAGTCAAGTGTTCAATCAAAGAAAGAAGAAGCAACTAGAGAAAGCATGTTGGAGTATCTGGTAGCAATGTACAAGGAACACAAAGAAAATGTAGCAATGTACATCAAGCCATTGTTGAAAGCCAATAATGTAAAAGTTGTCAGCGATTTAAACAACGAGCAGTTAACAACTTTATATACAGCAGTAAAATCAAATGAGAAAGGAATAAAGGGGCTTTAATTAGCCCCCTTATAGGAGGAAAAATATGGAATTATTAAAGAGAATCGAATCAGAAATCAAAGAATTAAGCATCACTAATGATGAAGAATTAAAAAATGCCAATGATTTGGCAAAGGAAATCAATAAAGGCATCAAGGAGGTTAAGGCTCATTATAAGCCTTTAAAGGACGAAACCAATAAAGCCCATAAGAAAGTAGTGGCAGAAGAAAAAGAAGCTCTAAAGCCTTATAATTCAGCTTCTAAGGTCGTTAAAGATGCAATCGGTAAGTATATGCACGAACTAGAACAAAAATGCTTAGAAGAAGAAAAAAAGCGTTTAGAGGAAGAAGAAAAGAATAAGGAATTGGAAGATATTTTTGGAGTGGAAATCAAGGAAGAAATCGAACCTCAAAAACCTAAAGTAGAATTGGGTGGCACCCATGTAAGAAAGAAATGGAAAGCACGAGTTATTGACGAGGATAAGGTACCAGAAAAGATTGGTAATATCCGAATCAAGAAAATTGATATGAAAGTATTAAATGAGTATGCCCATATGTTCAATGGCGAAAAGCAAATTGATGGTGTTGAGTTCTATCAAGAAGAAAGCGTGGTAATTAGATAATGGAAGCAAAATTAAAAGTGAATAGCTTTGGTGTAGAGGGTAACGATTTAACTGTTACCCTTTCTGCTCAAAATTTCGTTGATAGAGAGACATTATCACAATTAGAGATAGATAATACCTACTTCGTTAAATTTGTCGCATACAAGAAAAAAA